GGAGAGCTACCAGTATGCAGTTATTACATAACCTCTGCTCGTATTTTTCTTTCTGATCAACTCACGACAATTTATTCAATTTTTTACTGTCCGCATTGCGAACATTGCTTTTTTGTACAATATTCCACTTCTGACGATACTGCATGTCATATATCCATTGATGAAGTTTATCCAACTCCGAAAGCTACTACGGACTTCTCTGATCGCATAAAAAAGGTTTCTCCCAAATTTGTAGAAATATATAGTCAATCTGAGCAAGCCGAAAATCTAGGTTTTAAAGATATTTGCGGAATGGGGTATCGTAAGGCTCTTGAGTTTCTAATTAAAGATTATGCTATTTTTAAATATCCGGATTCGCAGCCTGATATTGAAAGCTCTCCTTTAAGCAAATGTATCAACACCTTTATTGAAGAACCGCAAATTAAGGTCCTCGCAAAAGCTTCCGCTTGGATCGGTAATGACGAAACACACTACATCAGAAAACATGAATCTTATGATCTTTCGAATTTGAAGCATTTCATTTCTGCAACAGTTGCGTATATTAACTACGCACTTACTTATCTTGAAGCTTCTGAGCTTCTGCAAAATCCTCAATGATTTTCCTAAGTCTTTCCGATTCCCACTTTGCTAGTTCGCAAAGCAGAGTGGGATCAGTGTCTCTTTCTGCCAAGAAATTTCCGTTCAAATCCCAATATTCTGTCACCTCGCGCACCTTATCTCCTTCTATGCCAAGTCCCTTCATTGTTTTCACTTCGATGACTGGCACTACTTTCACGCTATTAGGTCCTTTTCTTCTTATCTCCATTTCACAACTATTCATCTGTTCTCCTATCCTACTTTCCTGCACATGCGTTCTGACTATTCAAGAAAATATTCAATACTTACACCGAAATAATCAGCTAAGATTTTTAGTTTTTCTACTTTCTGCTTGCTTCTACCTGTTTTCCAATATGATATCTTTCATTTTTTCGGCCAATTCATCTGCTAATGAATTGGCTTTTTTCAATTCTTCTGTTAACTCTTTTACTTTTTCACAAGCATCCTCTGTATGAACTAATACCTGTACTTCTATTTTTTCATTTTCTTTCATTTTGTTTTCTCCTCTTCAAAATTCATTATTTTGCCTCAAGAATTTCGTCACTATACGTGACAATTCTAGTCAAAAAAAATTTCTTGCACGCTTTTTTTATAAAATGCTGCTAATTTTATTTTTATTGCATCTCTTGGTACCCTTTCTCCATTTTCATACATTGATATAGCTGAAACACTTGTTCCTGCAGCATTTGCAACTTCTTCTCTCGCCTTATCTCCGCGTAACTCTAAAAGTCGCTTTCCAATTTCCTTTGCACTTGGCATTTTTTATCACTCCTTTCTTCTTTGTGCTCTCATAATACCATTTGTCACATTCTGTGTCAACACTTTTTGTGACATTTTTATTTACTTTCATCACGTTTCGTGTTAATATTGTTTCATCGGAGGTGACAGTTAATGGGAAAATTTCAAAATATTTTAAAGTCTTTGCGCTCCACAAAGGGACTGACACAAGATGAACTTTCCAAACAATTAAATATTTCGCGAAGTACTATAGGAATGTATGAAAAAGGTGCTAGGGAACCCGATTTTGAAACTCTCGAGTTAATTGCGGATTATTTCAATGTAGATACCGACTATCTTTTGGGACGAACTACAAAAACTACTTATATCCCTTCTCCCGCTTTACGTAAGGGAGTATCCATCAATGTCCTTGGCCGTGTTGCTGCGGGTATTCCCATTGATGCCATTGAAGAAGTGATTGATACGGAAGAAATTACAGAGGAAATGGCAAAGACCGGCGAATTCTTTGGGCTGAAAATAAAAGGTAACAGCATGGAACCAAGGATCTATGAAAACGATGTTGTCATTGTTCGCCAGCAAAATGATGCAGAATCCGGTGATGTTGTTATTGCCACAATCAATGGTGATGAAGCCACCTGTAAAAGACTTCGTAAATACAGAGATGGAATTGAATTGATTTCAAATAATCCAAGCTATGAACCGATGTTCTTCTCTAATGAAGAGATCCTCAGTAAGCCAGTTCGTATCATTGGCAAGGTTGTAGAATTGAGAGGAAAATTTTAAGATATAACCGCTGCGGCGTTTATATAAAAGTTATGTGGTGTTAAGGTACAGGAGAAAAGAGGAACTAATGAAAAATTTATCCGAATTAGAAGATTACAGATGTTTTACCACCCCAGCTGAACTACATAAAGCTATCAACACCTTAAAAGGTATCGTTGCAGGAATTACGACAGATTATCAAATAAGTGAAGATGAGGTAAATGAATTAAGTCACTGGTGTATGTCTCATCAGCATTTAGTGAATCGCCATCCATTTAGCGAACTTATTCCTATGATTGAAGAAGCATATGAAGATGGAGTTGTAACCTCTTCGGAGGCGAATGATATTGTTTGGTTGTGTAATAATTTCGTATCCGATTCCGATTATTATGACTTACTTACTTCGTCTCTTCAGTTTTTACAAGGACTTATCCACGGAATCTTGGCTGATGGCGAAATCACAAATGAAGAAATTTCTACATTAAACAAATGGATTTCTGCAAACGAGTATCTTTCCGGTTGCTACCCATTTGATGAAATAGAAAGTCTTTTGCTCACAATTCTTGCGGACGGTAAGATTACAGACGAAGAGCGGAATATCCTTAAGGCCTATTTAAGTAATTTCATTGATCTTACAACTTCCTATAACTTGAATCAGCCTGAATTAGATGCTTTAAAAGAAAAATATAGCATTCAAGGAATTTGCGCTGTATGTCAAGAAATAGAATTTAAAGATAATCTATTTTGCTTTACAGGGCAATCCACAAGAGCCAAAAGAAATGATATTGCAGAACTCGTCGAATCTCTCGGTGGCAAATTCAACAATAACATTACAAAGAAAACTCGGTATCTTATTGTTGGAAATGACGGAAATCCTTGCTGGGCTTTTTCATGCTACGGTCGTAAAATCGAGGATGCTATAGCTAAAAGAAAGGATGGGCAACAGCTCACTATCGTTAATGAAGTCGATTTTTGGGATATAATAGATGATTTGTTATAGAGGCTAAGTATCCGATCATATTTTAATAATTTAATTAATGACTCGTGGTGTATGTACTGCTGTAGATAACTATGTTATTTATTTTATTCCCCATTTAGCAGTTATGGAAATGATATAACCACTTCGGCGTTTATATAGAGTAAAGTGGTGTTAAGGTACAGGAGGAAAGAGGAAAAAAACCATAATATTTTATGATTATTGGTTTTATATCATCAATTTAACAAGTTTTTGTTAATACCACTTTTCAACTTAATTTGCAAATATTTTTTAACACGAATACTTGACAAGGCTTTTGGATATGATATAATATCACTAATTAGTGAATGACTGCTGTGCGGTCGCAGAAGAGTCTTGGTATTGTATTCCAAGGCTCTTTTTGCATTAGGAGGTACAAATGAAAAATAATGATATCATCTATACAACACCAGAAGAACAAATAAAAAAATTACAATCCCAACACTTATTGATTGAAGACTATGATTCTGCTATTGAGGCATTAGAACTTTTTGGATATTCAAATCTTATAAAAAGCTATAGAGAACCTTATACAATAACTGTTGGCAACAAGAAGGTATATCGTTCTGGAGTGTCTTTCAATCAACTTGTATCTTTATATATGCTAGATAAAAATTTGCGTAATGCTGTGATGGCTGCAATGCAAGATTTGGAAGAGCATATCAAAGAACTATCTTCAGATGTTATAGCAAGTTCATTTGGAACTCATCAAAATGATTATCTACAGTATAAAAATTACCGTAATAAGCGGAAACGTGTAGAACGTTTTACACTCTCCGGAATCTTGGAAACAATGAAGAAAACTCTTGATACTGATAAAGATCCTATACATCATTATAATTCAGAACACGGAATCGTCCCGCCGTGGATTTTGTTTAAAAGCATTTATTTTAGCACTATAATAAATTTTATCGATCAATTTAAAATCAAGGAACAAAATAAACTTATTGAAAAACTATATGATATGGAGTCACTACAATTACCAGAAAATTGCGTAAGAATGTTGATGTTAGACACATTATTTATTTGCTTAGGATACCGTAATATGGCTGCTCATGGAGGACGTATTTATAATTATAACTGTCCTAATGAACTACGAGTGAATGAAATATTTGATGAGGGGAATATTCCCGAATCAATAAGTGGTTTTAGTCAATTATTATTTGTATTAAGCTTATTAAATTACCCAAATCCTTTCTTGCGTCTAAGCAACACATTATCAGACGAAGTAAATAGACATTGTAGCGTTTATCCTCAAGACGTTACATACCTTGGTCAAATATTAAACATAGATATTGTTCCCCATACTGTTGTTTACATTTCCGACTCCAGCAATAAATATCATATAAATCCGCATTGTAGCGGTATAAAAAACGCTTATGAAGTAGAACTAGAAACAGCCAAAGAACAAGGGTTTATTCCTTGTAAGAGATGCACAAAGTAGTTATTCATTAAAAACCGCCCCTGCGCCAACAGAGACGGTCTACATATCCGAAGATATGCTATTGAAATCCACGAATATTGTATCATCTTCGGAAACAGCTTGCAATCCAGAACATTTGTTCATGTGCTGGCTGTTATTTTTGTACCCAAATTTAAATACAATAACATAGGAGTGTGATACAATGTCTTATTTTATCTACGCCAGAAAATCCAGAAAAGACGCCGAACTGGAAGTGCTAGGGATTGATGTTCTGGAACGCCACATTACTACCCTGTTAGAGCTGGCAAAGACTCTCTCTCTTCCGATCGGTGCGATTTACCGGGAAGTTGTGTCCGGAGACAGTATCGATGCCCGTCCAGTCATGACGCAAGTCCTCTCTGAGGTGGAAGCCTGTATGTGGGATGGTGCCCTCGTAATGGACGTAGATCGTCTGGCTAGAGGTGATACGATCGATCAGGGGCGTGTGCAGCGTGCATTTTTTTATTCCAACACCCGGATTGTAACGCCAAATAAAACCTACGATCCTGCAAACGAGTATGATAATGAGTACTTTGAGTTCAGTTTATTTATGAGCCGCCGGGAGTACGCCACAATAAAGCGCCGAATGCAGCGTGGCAGGGAACGTTCCAGTTCTGACGGATATTACGTTGGTAATGTTGCCCCTTATGGATGGGAGCGCGTCATTGCGCCGGATGGAAAACACTACTCTCTCGCCCCGCATCAGACAGAAGCACCCGTCCTTGATCTAATGTATGATCTGTGCGGAAATAAGCAGTACGGATACCAGAAAGCCTGTACCTATATGTCCAATATGGGAATCCTTGCAAGGAGTGGCAAACCTTTTACGCCCTCTACTTTAAAAGGGATTATCTCAAATCCAGCAAACATCGGTAAAGTCCGCTGGGGGCATCGTAAGACTGTCAGGGCTGTAAAAGATGGGCGTGTAGTAAAGTCCCGTCCAAAAGCCACAGATTACATCCTCTCAGATGCGGCATGGGCGCCACGCATCAGCACAGACCTATTCAAACGTGCGAATCAGCCAAAAGGCTGTTTTTCCTCTCCGGTCAGAAATGACAGACCGATTCAGAATCTATTTGCCGGTTTGGTTCGCTGCTCTCAATGTGGCCGACTTATGGTCCGCAAAAAAGCGCAGACAAAAACGCCTTATGATGTGCTGATCTGCCAGTATACCGAATGTTCCACCGTCGGGATCCGAATCGATGAACTGGAAGAGGCTCTGCTTGAATGGCTGAAAGACTACATCGTTAAGTATGAATTTACCGACACTCATGAGGAAGACGCTGCTGCCATTGCTGCAAAAGAAATGATCGTCACGAATTTTGAAACAGAGCATCAGACTCTTTTAAAACAGCGAGAATCCTTATTCGATTTTTTAGAGCAGGGAATTTACACGAAAGAAATTTTCCTTGAACGGTCCAATGCTCTGGAACAACGGATCAGAGACTGCATGAACAATATCACTGCTGCCCAGGAAGATTTACATACTACGATTGCGAGGCAGGCAAATCGAAAGAATTTTGTCCCGAAGTGCAAGAACTTGTTAAGCGAATGGAACTCCCTGACTATCCCGGAAAAGAACAGCGCTTTAAGGAAACTGATCGACCGGATTGTACTGACCAAAACAAAACGGAATAAAAAGAACCAGAAAAACTCTGAATTTATGATTGATGTGTACCCGAAAGTACCGAAATAATGGTGCTTTCGGATTCTATTCATTAGTTGCATCTTCTACGAGCGTATTCCTCCGTGCCTATATTGGTATCGTTATTGCGCATTTGAAACAGTCAGAACTTTAATAGCACACCACAACGTACATTTTTGTCAATCCCTTTACTGTAAGCACTTGAAAAGTGGGGATTGACAAAAGAAAACACAGTAAAATGAGAAAAGGGATATTCCAATTCAGTTTTTTGGAATATCCCTTGATTGTTATTTTAATGTGAGAGTTGCTTCACTAGAAAAAAATCCTGCACCAGCTTCAATACCTTTGAATATACCAAAATTATTAGATGTATATCCTACAAGCTCACAAGCTTCGTTAAGTACTCGTCCATTTTGTGGTAAACCATAAGTGGCATCAACAACAAAAATTCTACCACCGCCACCGTTGTTTTCTCCTGGCGGGTCATAACTAAAGTGATATATAGTACCATCAGTACCTCGTTTTTCTTCTTGTACAGACCAGCAGTCAATCCATTCTTTTGGTACATCAACGGAGAAGTATTCATTTTCATAATGTGTTTTTGCTTTTTCTTCTTCG